GCGGACGCCCCACCCCTTTTCTCTATATCCCCGCCCCCGCATCCCCTTCAAAAAATAAATAATTTTAAAAAATAAGAAACCCAAGCAACGACCTAATAGGGCAGAGAGGTAGCTGAGTCGGCTCACGTAGCACTTATGCTATAATACCGAATGAAAAAAATAACACAGAAGAAACTAAAGCAACTATTTAAATATAGAAAACGTAAGGGTGGGTTTAAGAGATACCCTCATATACAATTGAAAGGTGGGGAGTGCTATACCCTAGGTTCAACGCATCACTCAGGTTACCGATTTATCAACTACCATAACATCTCATACCCTGAGCATCATCTAGTATGGTTACTTTTTAAGGGCGCGTTTCCTGATACAACAAAATATGAGATAGACCATAAGAACCGTAACCGCTCGGACAATCGGATTGAGAATTTACGCTTAGTTGATAGGTCAGGCAACGCAAAGAACCACGGTAAACGCGTTGATAATACAAGCGGGTGTACAGGCGTGGCGTGGCGCAAGGAGGCGTGTTGTTGGCGAGCTAGACTATATGTAGGTAAGAAATGTATCAACCTCGGTAACTTCATAGAATACAGCGAAGCGGTGAACGCTCGTAAAAATGCAGAAGTCCTTTATGGCTTCGTAGGAGATTAGAAAATGGCACTTAAAGATATAGTATACAAAGCACCTAAAACACTACAATTATTCCATAAAAGTAAAGCGTTTGTACGGTTGGTACTTGGCGCGATTGGTAGCGGTAAGTCGGTTGGTATGTGTGCTGAGATGGTTAGACTAGCCTGTACGCAAGAACCGAGTAAGGACGGTATACGATATACACGTTTCGCTGTTGTACGTAATACACAAAAAGAATTAACGAACACTACTATTAAAACCTTATTAGATTGGTACGGTGACTTAGGAACCTTTCATAAATCAGACTTGACGTTTCATTTAAAGTTCAACGATGTAGACTGTGAGATAATGTGTATGGGACTTGATAGACCTGACCAATTGAAGTCACTGCTGTCGCTTGAACTAAGTGGTGCATTTATCAATGAGGCTAGAGAAGTTCAACCCGAAGTCATCCTTACTATTATGTCGCGGTTAGGTCGATATCCGAGTATGCGTGACGATGTTGGTTGTACTGACCCTAGACTGTTTATGGATAGTAACTTTCCTTCTGAGGACTCATTCCTATATGAGATGTTTGAAGAAGAGAGACCCGAAGGTTGGGAGCTGTTTAAACAACCGTCACCGATGAAGAAGGATGGGAGTGGTGTACGAAAGAAAGCTGAGAATATAGAGAACCTACCTAAAGGCTACTATACAACACAAATGGCGGGACAGAAAGCTGATTGGTTAGCTGTACACCGTGACTGTAAGTATGCGTTCCTGATGGATGGTAAACCTGTGTTCCCTGAGTTCATAGATAACTACCACGTGATAGACGATTGGACGCCTGATACTAAGAAGCCGATATACTTAGGCCTTGACTATGGCCGTACACCTGTTGCCGTGTTTGGACAAAAAGATAGCAGTGGTCGCTTGGTAGTGTTTGATGAGTTACAGTGTTGGAATATGGGAGCTGAGAAGTTTGGTACACTGTTGAAGGAGAAGCTAAATACTGAATATCCTGAGTACGAGTTAGCTAAAGGATATGGTGACCCTGCGGGTGATGATATGGGACAGAATGACGACAACACGCCGATGCTGATACTTAATAAGTTGAAGTTGCCGATAGTTAAAAGTCCAACACAAGACCCCTATGTACGTGTAGAAGCTGTTCGGTCACCACTTGATAAGAACTACAACGGACTACCTGCGTTTCGTCTGACAAAGAAGTGTAAGATGTTACGTAAATCAATGGCAGGAGGGTACTTATACAAACGTATACAGGTCAGTGGTACGCCACGATACGGTGTTAAGCCCGATAAGAATGAATACTCGCACGTGAACGATGCTTTACAGTATTTAATGTGTGGTTTAGGGTATGCTACTGAGCTGATACGACGTAGTGATAGTGACTTTAATAAGAAAGCTAAAGCAATGAACGCTGAGTTAGAAGGACAAATGTGGTATAATACGTCTAAAAAGTAGGAGTATTATATGGCTGAGTTGTTTAATATACTTGTTTCGGCTGTTGACGCACGTCAGAATATCGTAATGACTGACGTGTATCAAGAGGTTGCTAATGTGACATTGGTTGGTGCGGAGTTGGGTGATTATGAACACATGATGTCTATCACTAGCCAATACGACCAAACCACCAAGTCTGAATTTTTCCGATTTAGTTTAGACGGTGGTTCAACGTGGGAAGAGTCTCAGACCGAACCCAAAGATAAAACAGATAAACGATATATATCATATCCGTTTGTTCGTACTCAGGTTAGCGGTGACTTACAGCTAATCATACAAGCACGTAAAGAAGACGTAACAGGTGTGATGACTGTGTTGTTTGCTAATGCGTGGATTAAAAGGATAGGATAATGGGATTGATGGATATGTTTGGTGGTGGTGCTAACAACAGTGCGTTGAGACTCAAATACAAGTCGATACTAGGTGAACAAGTTAACAGAACGGCGGAAGAAGAAGACGCCTTTAAACTAGCCGAACGCGAAGCTGAGGAAGAACGGTTAAGCCTGACTCAACGTAGTCGTGGCGGACGTGGTGGCGGGCGTACAGGTTTGATGTTTGGTGGAAACCAACAAGGTGTGGTATAATACCCTCACCATTTTAAAATAAAAGGAGACTTAAATGTCTATTACACCAAAAGCACAATACGAGAAACAAGCTAAGACAATTTTAGCGAGACGCGCTAAGAGAGTTGACAACGATATGCCGACCGATGAGCGGTCAGAAGTGGAAGCAGAAGTTGTTGACATTTACAAAAATGCTAAGAAAGCTGACCTTAAGAAAATTCTTAATGAAGCAGGTGTTACATTCGGCAAAGACGATAAACGTGATGTGCTATTAGCATTAGTTCTCGCGCTTTAAATACCCAAAGGATAACCGATGGCAGAGATAAGTGTTATAGAGAGTCGCTTTCAAAAGGCTAAAGCCGACAGAGCAGAGTATGATACGTATATGGACACGGGGTTTAGATATTCTGTACCCCAACGTCGTATCTACTTGGAGACTCAGAATAAGATGCGACCTAACCCTGAGATATATGACAGCACTGCGGTAATCGGAGTACAAAAGTTTGCGTCTAAGCTTCAATCAATGCTGGTACCAACTATGCAGACTTGGATGAAGTTCAAAGATGGAAACGACTATGACTCTAAAGACCAAGCATACGCTGACAGACAAAGCCAATACGACAAAGATACTAAGATATTCTTTGATGAGTTGAAGATGTCAAACTTTGATATACAAGTTGCAGAGTCTTTTCAGGATTTAGCCGTAACAACAGGTGCGCTATTGATTAACCCATCACCATTGGGGTCTCCTAACGCTGTCACGTACAAAGCTATACCAATCTACCAACTCTATGTCGAGAACCCTGACGATGGCCTCATACGCAATGTATGGCGTCAACACACGATGCGCATAGATGAGATTGAGATGACCTATGTTACAGCTACGTTATCGGCTCGTCACAAAGAAGAACTGCTTAAAAACCCTAACGCAACTGTGGAAGTTACCGAGTCTTGTATCTACGATTACAAAACCAACACATACGATGTTGACGTTGTTGATATGAAGAGTAAGCATTACTTCAAGCAGATTGTTGAGGATGAAAGTCCATGGGTTGTATTTCGTGAAAACGTAGTGGCAGGTTCGGTGATGGGTTTTGGCCGTGTGATGCGTGTACTACCTGACATTCAGATGTTAAATAAAGTCAAGCAGTTAATGGTTCAAGGTGGCTCAATGGCCATCTCAGGAACATTCACAGCTCACGACGACGGTGTGCTAAACCCGTACAACGTAAGACTGCGCGCAGGTGCCGTGATACCTGTGAATAGCAATGATAGTCAGAACCCTAGTATTCGACGTCTTGACACACCTACCAATTTCGATTGGGGTAATATGGAGATAGCGCAATTACAGGAAACTATCAATACCATTCTGTTATCTAATCCATTTGGTTCGATTGACAGCGCACCTGTCAGAAGTGCTACTGAGATAGCGTCACGAAACAAAGACTTGTTTGATACAATGGCTTCAAGTTTTGGTCGTATGCAAGTTGAGTTTATTCATCCTGTAATTAGGCGTACCACCTATCTGTTAAAAAAGGCAGGCCGAATAGGTGACCACGTGGTGCTTAACGGTAAAGAAACAAGTGTCGACTTCATATCACCGCTCACTCGATTACAACAGTCTGCTGATGTAGAAAATGTTTTAGAGTGGTTGGCCATATTGGGGTCATATGGTGAAGAGACGCTACAACTAGGTGCGAATATGGACGCTGTACCCGCGTGGTTAGCCGAACAATATTCAATACCACAAGTGTTGGTTAAGACCCAAGAAGCACAAGGTGAGGCTGTATCGGCTAAGGCGGAGATGGACGTTCTCGCCCAAGGCGGCGGTATCGCACCACCTGAATTAGGTGAAGTCAGTGTCGGCGGACTTGACCCGAGTGTCGCATAATGGTTGATACTTGGGGTGAGATTGATGTTGACGAAGCGGACGTACAAGATGAAGTCTACGATAAGAAATTAGCGTTTGACAAAGTGTTCTTACACTGTATTGCCACAAGTGAAGGTAGCGCAATGTTAGAACTGTTACGTGCGAGATTGGTAGATATAAAAATCTACGAGCAAGGGGCAACCCTAGAAGCCACGGCCTATCGTCAAGGTAGAGCTGACGTGGTAGCTATGATTGACAAGTGTGTTGAAGACGCACTTAAGTAAGTTCGTAGGGTGACCGATTAACGGTCATCTTATCGAGTTAACTCAGTTAACCAAATAAACCTTAAAAGGACACTTTATGAAGTTAAAGTTCGGTAGATATGTATTACAAGATGAAGCAGGCGACGGCTCAGGCAACGCAGGCGCAACAGGTGGTGACAATGGAACAGGTAACGGCGATAGCGGTAGTGATAGCGGTGCTAACGGTAGCGATAATGGTGGAAACGATGTACTTTTAGCAGGTAAGTATAAAACACAAGATGAACTTATCGCAGGCTATACAGAGTTACAGACTGCGTTCAGTGGTAAAGATGTACAACACCTACAAGACCTTAGTGCATTTAAGTCACCCGAAGAATATGCGGTGGCGGAGTCTTGGGGCGAAGACAGTAAGAACGACGCTCGTATTATGGCAGTGTTACAAGATGTAGGCCGTGAACATTCATTGACTCAGGA